ACTGTGATCTGCGTCATGCGTTTCTCATTGTTGTTGTGTACTACTGTATGGATGGTGCTGTGTACTGCCTGAGCTTTTGTGTGTCCAGGTTGGTATTTACTATGGTATCACTGGCCCAATTAAGTATATATTTTTCTGGCGTGACCAGGACTAAATTCCCGGATTCCGCAGTCAAAACCAATTCAGCCGGTGCCAAATCTGCACGGTCCAACAAAGTTATAGTATACAGTATTCCCAGGCCTCTTGCAAGTTCACAATAGATGTTGTCGCTCAAAAGTTGCCAGGGATCGGGCCAGGCCTCACTGTCATCCCAGTGCAGATGGTAGGCCGTCCAGGGTGCCCGGAACCACCAGGCATTGATGTCTTCGAGGGCAGAGGTCACAGGCAGATTGGTGCATTGATCACGCAGGAGATTCCAGCTTTCCAGCCGGGCACTAAATGTGGCAGGCCAGATCAAGCTAGATTTGTCACGCTGTAGTACATGGTGCCGTTGACACCTGTGGCTGTGGCTGTGTAACCAACGCTGACGGTGTCGCCTGACTGTGACACAGTCAAGGTTATGCCGGTGGAATTGTTTTCTGTAAAGTCGTCGGTGAACTCAAGTCCGCCTGAGCTGTCACCCACATCTGAAGTCACTGTCAAGGTGCCAGTTCGATAATTGAACTGGCGTGAGATGGTGTAGTTGACACTGAAGGCCACGATTTGGGTGGCATTGATTGTAAAAATGGTGGCCGTGGTGTTGTTGATCAATGTTGAGTCAATACCACTATTTCTCACATATGCGCCCAGGGCCAACTGTGTGCCATTGGTGGTGGCTATGCTTACAGTGTCATTGAGATCTACTCGAGCATGAGTGGTAGCGAATGCATCTGTTCTGGCAAATAGGTCACTGATGCTGACATTGTTGTTGCTTTGTATGCTGATTATGCTGGTGGCTGGTGTGCCAGTGGCTCCAGTGAAATGATTGCCTACATCATAGAAAATGTTGTGACCGCTGGCATTGATGGCCAACACCAGATTGGAGCCAAATATGATGCCTTCGGTATAGATATTGTCAAACATGTTGCCCACTATGCGGGTACCGGTAGGTCCACCATTGGTCACAGTGGATGTGCCCAGAACCACTCCGCGATACAAAGTATCAAACAGACTGGTGGACACAGTGACACCCTTGGTTTGTTGATCAGTATTGATGCCCCAGACCAAGCCACTGAACACACAGCCATCAAAGGTGATCTGTTCACAGATCAAGGCACTGGTGCTGGCAAAGCTGACACCTATAGAACCGTTGGCATCAGAAATGAGATTGGCCAGGGTTGAGGTGCCACGGAATCCCACATTCTGGAAACGGCAGTTGACTGCGTCTTGGACCAGGAACACATCTTGTTCTTCGTCGAGATGTGTAAAGCCCAGATTGGTTATGGTTATAGACTGTGGAGGAGTGGCACCGGCATCGCCGATGTTGACTCCTATGTTTTGTAAACTGTCAGCGGTGCGGGCCACATAACTGGCCACACCGTTGTCCATGGTGATCACACTGTTGTCGTTGCCTTCACCCCACAAGGTGGCATAGGGTGGTATCTTGATCACACTGGTCACACGGTACACGCCAGCCGGAAAGAACAGGCTTCGACGTATCTGCGGATTGACTTCTCTACAAAACAGTTGATAAAGTGCGCGGTTGATGGCCGCGGTGTCATCAGTTATGCCATCGCCCACGGCACCAAAATCCTTGACCGTGGCAAACTGGTCCAACCATGATTGCAGGCTTTGCGTTACAGGTGTGCCTGCTGTGGGTCCGGTCTGTACAATATATCCAGCTGCTTCACCTTTGTAGGTGTAGGTGTTGGTAAAGTTGAGTATGTCAGAAAATTCTGTCAGTATTTCCGTGTTGCCAATCACCGGCGCACCTTCTTCAAGAGTGCCGTTGCCAATGTACAATTGTCGTGTGTCCACACTCCAGCCCAGCTCGGCACCTGCCAACTGCGGCAGATTTATGTCTAGACCTTTGCGGTTTGTTATCTGTGATATCTGTACTATGGCCACGGGTGTTGTCCTTGCTAAGTTTGGTGTATTTAGCTGGTCAGTAGGTAGTATTGTTCCAGTCTGCGCCACCATGAATCGGCCCAGTGGTCAAAATCTGTGGGTTCCAGCACAAATTCTTGATATTCTGGACGTGCAGTAGGACGGCCTTGAGTGTCCACCGGTGGTTTTACACACATCAGCACTACACCTTTGCGTATGTTTGTACCGTAAACTTCGTTGTGTGCTAGAGCATAGGCTGCCAACTGTAGAAAGTAGTCTTCAATCCACTCTCGGCGTTTGGGTTTATTGGTTTGTTTGTAATCTAATATGCTTTCTTCATTCATGTGTATGCCTGCTCCATCTGACGTTCCGGCATACAGTCTAGGAAAATACAAGGGTATTTCCACACCCCAGAATTCCTGCACATTCTTGAGACCATGTTCGATCACAGTTTCGGCCATGGCATGGCTGGCCCAGCCAAAGGGATTTGAACCTTGTTCTCGTAGTTCACCGGTTTTGACATAGTGCTCGAGATAGGTGTGCATCCTGGTGCCGCGATTGGCAGCTTCTGTGGTTATGGCCTGTGCCTGCGCCGGCCCCACACGACGGCGCCACTCTTGGAGTGCTTGCTTTTTTTCTTCAGGTTTGGTCCGTTCCAGCACTGTGGTCACACTGGGCAACTTGCCGCCGGGCGTGTCATACAGCCTGCTGCCATCTTCTGTGACCCGGTTTAAGGGTTGGTAATCAAATCGGGGATTGTACATTGTGTCCTTGACTTTTTGCATACTGCTGATAGTGTTTTTGATTGCGTTCTGCAATTTGATACATTTCTTGGATTTTTTTTGATCTATTTGCATCATTGTACAGCATTTGTAAACTATTTACGATAGCCTGAATTCTGTTTGTTGGAGTCAGTGCTTGATCATAACTTTCATCAATGACCGAGCCAAATGTTTCAATGCCCATGTTTTTAAGACAGTCTAAACTGCCTGTACCAGACACCAATAAAAATGGTTTTCCGGTCGCCAATGGTTTGGCAAGTTTTTCTGTAAACCAAAAATCTCCAAACGGGTCAGTTTCACAGACAACTTCAATTTGAAAATGATTCCAGCAATTAGGATAATTTTGTAATGCATCACCTGGTGGTATTCTTCCTGAAGGGGTGGCACTAACTAAATCACTATCAAAAGTTTTGTTAGCAAACCACGCCAGTTCATTTTTATATAATTCTGTAAAAGGCTCGTTAAACCACCAATGGCGACATTGAAATATTGTAAAATTATCTTTAGGAAATGCTTGATCTAACTCGTACGCCAGTCGCATGCGTGTTGGTGTGAATCTGCCAATGATAGTGCCTACAAACCGTGCTTGTGATGTGTCTTTTGTAAACGGCGGAATATAGTCACCGGCGCTAACAAATACGCCAAGTGTTTTGATTTTGAATGTAAACGGTCCGATCAAGCGAGGATTGTGCGTGTTTATTACTACAGACTTTTTATCTATGCCAAATGTTTCACAGACTGTTTCTAAGAATTCTAAAAATCCACTAGCAGTTAAATTTTCACCATCGTCTGCATTTACTATAACCGATTGATTAATGTAATGCTTAGAAAAAATATCCAACAACCATTCTTTATTGGCACACATATTGTCTTTTACTGCAAAATATTCAGCAAGCAGAACAACATCGTTATCGGTAATAGTGACTGCTTGTTTAGACATAATCAGACAAATTTAAGTTCAATAAACGATCCCATTGTTCATAAACATAATTACGAAATCGTTGTTGATTGTGCAGTAGTCTTTGTTGAAAAGGTTCACTATAGTTTATGCTCAAATTAGTTACAATTTTAATTGCTAATTCTGCGTAGTCTTGTTCGGTTACGCACCCTGTGTAATCTATTAAATCTTCGAACGTGTCAAACCCTTGTGCTCCAAGATACTCACGCAACTTAGGTTGCCCATAAACAAAGAACGGGCGTAGCCCTATAACTGGTTTCCAGGTTTTTTCACTAATAAAAAAATTATCATTGTTAAATGTTGTTTCGGTAACAATATTCAGATAAGCATCTTGCCAAGTAGAGATATCGCCCAAGCTATAAACATCGTTGCAAATATCGTAATCGCCAACGTCAGCATCAACTAAATCAGGGTCCATGCCCGATGTAAGATATCCTTGATCTTTGACTTGATCAAGGTAACGCATTATTACACGCCGATGTGCATGAGGTTTGCGATTAAGACAAATAAACTTTTTTGCCCCGGGGCGCAGTTGCAATTCAGTATTGGTATATGACTGAAAGTTTAAGTCGCATACCATCGCCCAAAAATCCAATCTGTATTGATCAACATTGCCAATAAACAAATGCGGTATGCCACTATCTTGAATAATTTCGTGCACCTGAGGAATAGCAGGGTCTACTAAGTCGTGACAAATAATAAAATCCGGGCTGGCATCTTGTATTTCTGCAGAAAGATCTCTATCTAACAGCCATGTAGGGTTGATTAGCATTACACAGTCAACAGTGAGTTGCTGTTGCGCTTTACGTTCGATTATATTTCTTATTAATTGTTCAACACGACCCGCTTTCCACGCATATGGAAAACCGTTGTCACTTTTGATTATTTTCAAACCCTAAAACTTTCCCCGCATCCACAGCGGTCCTTTTCAACAGGATTTCGGAATTCAAAACCTTCGTTGAGGCCCTGGCGCACATAGTCTATTTCCACGTCTTGTAGATAGGTCATGCTTTTGGGATCAACAACAACAACAAAATCTTTCATTTCAAAGGACATATCATCAGCTGAAACCTGATCTATGTATTCCAGCACATAGGCCAGACCACTGCAACCTGTGGTGCGTACACCAAGACGTATGCCCAGGCCATGACCTCTGCGCTTTAAGTTTTCCGCTATCTTGCGTGTGGCTGTGTCAGTTGCCTGTATCATCTAGATGTTTTTTCCTATAGTCTTCTATGGCCGCCTTAATAGCGTCTTCCGCAAGGATCGAACAATGAATCTTAACCGGCGGGAGCGCGAGTTCCTGTGCAATTTCAACATTCTTAATTGCACCAGCCTGCTCCAGCGTTTTACCCTTGACCCATTCGGTGACGAGACTACTACTCGCGATCGCCGAGCCGCACCCGTATGTTTTAAATTTTGCATCTCGAATAATTCCTTGTTCATCTACACGTATCTGTAGTTTCATCACGTCACCGCATGCAGGGGCTCCTACCATGCCGGTGCCTACATTGACATCGCCAGCATCCATCTTGCCCACGTTTCTGGGATTTTCATAATGATCGATTACTTTTTCTGAATAGGCCATTTCACACTCCTTTGTGTATTATAACATGTAGCTTGTGTATTTACAACCGACTTTGGTTATTGGCGGCGCTTCATTGCACTTTTGGCATTGGCATCTACCACTGCTCGTGCTTGGTCCACGCTCATGCCTGTTTCGGCCTCGGTGTTGCCTTTGAATCTCAAGCGATCGGAATTGGGTTCCATGGGTTCCAGCACATTGCTGAGAGGTTGCTGGCTGATCATGTCGGCTAGATTGTCTGGAGTCACATTGACCTTGAGATCTTGCGCTAGTTCGATGAACGCAGCTTGGCTGATTTCGGCTCGGGCATTTTCATCCTTGGCACGGTCTTTGAGAAAAGTGGCCAAGGCCAACAAGCGTTCTTGGTTAGAGACTGTGCCTGTGTCCTGGAACTCGCGGATCAGCATTATCTACGTTCACGACCCAGTCCTGCCACGGGTTCTTGTTCAGGCTCTTCAATGTCCACATCAGTGACATCGATCTCTTCCTCACCGGGTGCCGGTAGTTCAGCTGGCATCTCGCCACCTAGTCCAGCACCTGCTGTGATATCTGCTCCGGGCACCACAGGAGCTTGTCCTGTGACCACGCCCAAGGCAGTTTCTAGTTGTTGTTTAGCGGCCTGCAGATTCTGCAACAAACCACTCAAGGCTGCTGTGGCATCGGTGTTGAACTGTGCGGCCTGGTCCACACCAACTTCGTTCTTGATCTGATCCACCAAGGCCGGCAGGTCTTTGAACTGCATGGCACTGATGTCTTCACTCATGCCTTGCACCTGATCTACCATGTCTTGGCTGGCCAACACCACCTGGGCTTGTTGCACTTCACTGGCTTCTTGTAGACGTGATCTCAGGTTCTGTCGGCGTTCCATCATGGCTTTCTGGCGCTGTAGATCGGACAGTTCACGTTGTTTTTCAACAATGCTTTTGTCGATATCCGTGCGTTGTTGCTGGCGTTGCCGTGCTTGTTCTGCAGGATCCATGGTCTGCACTGTGTCTTGCTCTTGCACACGTGCGGCCAAGGCCTGTTCCATGACTACCAGTTTTAGATAGGCCGGATTTTGTTCACTCGTATGGAACTCGGGAGTCCTGCGGTGCTCGGCTATGGTATTGCGCACACGGCGCAACATGCCACGGGCCTGCTGGGCACTGACGCTATCAAAGGACAGTGTTTTGCCAAAGTAGCTTTCAAATACCCGGGCGGCTTGTTTTGTTGGATTGGCCACGGCCAGTTCTTGCAGTTTCATCTTCGAATCCTCGTTGTTGAACATATTTAGCCCAGCTTACACATTTGGACAACTGATTTTCCAGCCGTTTTTTGTGTATGATCTTGCTGGCCAGCTTGGTCATGATGATTTCTCTCAGGGCTGGATCACGGCTCCTATCACCTATGGCAGCACGGGTGTCAATGTCGGCTGTGAGAGCGGCCAACTTGTTGTCTGTGGTCAACATTTCTTGGGCAGTGTTATATGCGCAGTTTTTGTCTGCTATGCACCAGCTGAGTGCTGTTCTTGTGGTGGCAAATACTCCCACATCTGTGGCACTACAAAACACACGCCATCCCTGAGTCTCGGGCTGTATCCTATAGCGACCAAACACCTGATACACACCGTCCTCACTTTGCCAGATCACATGCGGCATGAGATCACGGAATTCTTGGCGGAATACTCGTTCCGCTTCGCGATCATTTATCATTTAAAAACGTATTGGGTCACAAGATATACTGTGGTGGCTGTCAGCGCACCAATGATGCCCAGACCCCAGGAAATGATCTGATCGTTGCGTTTTTCACTCATTTTCTGCATCATGTCATGCACTTCTCTGACGATGTCGCTGAGCGTGCTGATCCTGGCATCCACATGATCCAGGCGTGCTTCCAGGGAATTGTAGCGTTCAGCACACAGTTCCACATGTGCTTCCAGGCTTTTCTTTTCGATGTCAGTGGTCTCGGCCATGTTGGATCTCCATCATGTATTTATGGGCACAGCGGCAAACCAGATATTCTGGCCTGCACCTTGTGTACACAGACAGGTGTCTGTAACAGCTTCAGCTACACTGTCCCGCAACATGGGCACCCCCGCAGCATCTGTGCGCAACACAGCGGTGGGATCAGAATCGGGTCCAAACGCACCGGGTGTATCTGTAGAAAACTCAAACATCCAACGTGTGCCTGAGGCATCCATGACAGGATCAGTGATCTCAGTGATCTGTGTGCGCAGACCCAGGATCTGTTGCAGGGTTTCCCAGTTGCGTTGTTGGTTACGGCTGCGGTTCCAGGTTGCAGCATCGGTGATGATCTGGCCACTACGGTCCTGGCTGGGCCAGCGTGTGGACTTGGGGTGGCCTGTGGTGCCCGTGGCAGTGATGTCAAACAGGGTCTGGCACACAAACTTCATGGTTGCGGACGACCCAGTTCATACAGGATCTCCACCTGTTCGCACAGGTGATCAAGTTCGGCATTGTCTCGGCGGGCCTGGAATATGTCCACCCAGCGTTTTTGACTTTCTAATTCTTTGAGTTCTTGTTGCAGGTTGGGATCTTGATAGTGCAGTTCTCTGTGTGTGGTGCCGGGTTTCCTGGCATACACAGTGCGTCCACCGTCGGGGCTTTCAAATATGGTGACTTCGGTGATTTTGCTGACCTGCATGATGTATTTAACCAGTATAACAGAGTTGTGTACAAAGTCAACAAAAAACGCCCCGGAGGGCGTTTCTTGCAATCAATGTAAAGTTGATTAGGATGCTGATGTAGCTGAACTAGCCAAACGGAAACCAACGTTGGTAACAGTTGCAGCAGACAAGTCATATCCAGCCACTGTACCCAATGCACGGATCTGGGCTTGCAATGTGGCTGCTGTGTAAGCAGCAACTGGAAACACTGCCACCGAGAAGTTGGTAACGTTTGCTGTGGCAGCAACTTGATACATGGCCACTGTGGCTGTCTGTTGTATGCTCTGTAACAGGGTCTGCAACATGCCATTTACTTCGGCTTCTGTTGAAGGATCTGCACCAAGGTCGCAACCAAAGAAGTCAAGGGCTGGACCCATGAAGTTGGTTGGGACACCTGCAGGTGTGTAGGTTGTTGTTGCGGCTAACTGTGGACCGTTTAGGGTGTCAGTTGCAAATACTGGTTGTGAACCACCACTGGTGATTGTTAATGCTGGCATAATAATTCTCCTTAGTATGTGGACTCAAAGGTCCTACTTTTATTTATATCTTTTGGA